CTTTAACGTTGTTACACGTAAAATTACAGCTTTACTATTATATCAGTTTAAGTTCAAACTAAAACCAACTAAAAATGGCTAAGTTTAGATGTAAAAAATGTAAGTGTGAAAAAAATATTTTAAAACAAACTTTAGTTTTTAAAAAAGAAAAATATATTGTAAAAGAGGCTCTTTGCAAATGTGGAAAATACATGAAAGATACAACAAAATATAAGGGTTTTGGAACGAGTTTCCAGGCTCCAACAGATAAATATAAAAAATAAAATGGAATTAATTTGGATTATTACTCATATTATTGCTTGGGTTTCTGGGTTACTTTCTGGAATTTATTTTGGATTATTTTTAAAAAATATTAATAAAAAATAAAAGATTAATTTTGTAATATAGATGGGAAAAGGAAGAAAGAAAACACCAACTAAAATAAAGGAGATGCAAGGAACTCTTGAGAAAAGTCGTACCATTGAAAATGAAATGGTAGTAGATCAAGTTTCTCAATTGCCTGAAGTTCCAGAATGGTTATCTGAAATTGGAAAGAAAGAATTTAAAAAGGTTACAACTCAACTTTTTAATTTGGAAATGTTATACTCAGTTGATCTTAAACTTGTAGAAGCTTATGCAAATGAGATTTCTCTTTACTTAGAATGTGAAATGAAACTCAGAAAAGAAAACAGAATAGATGAGTTTCAATCATCAGAGGGAATAGTTTTAAGACGTCAAGCATCTCCTTTAGTTAAAATGAAAAATGACGCTTTAAATAACTCATTAAAACTGGCCGCTCAATTCGGATTAACTCCAGTTGCAAGAGCTTCAATTGCTGCTCCAGTTACTACTAACAATACTCAGATAAATAATTATTTTGACTAAGTTTTATTTTGACAAAGAAGCAGCTTCAAAGGCTATAAATTTTATTGAGATTTTTTGTAGCCATACAAAAGGCGAACTAAGCGGAACTCCATTACTTTTAGAAGATTGGCAAAAGAAAATAATTGGAGATTTATTTGGTTGGAAACAAGAGAATGGATTAAGGAAATATAGAACAGCCTTTATTGAAGTTCCAAGAAAGAATGGTAAATCTACTCTATGTGCTGCAATAGGATTATATATGTTATTTGCAGATGATGAAAGAGGTTCTGAAGTTTACTCAGCTGCAGGAGATAGAGCTCAAGCAGGTATTGTTTTTGAGATAGCAAAACAAATGATTCTTAAAAATTCTGAATTAACTAAGCGTTCAAAGGTATTTAGAAACTCAATTACAAACGAAAGTAAAGGAAATTTCTATCAAGCTATTTCTTCTGATTCTAAAACCAAACATGGATTCAATGCTAACTGTATTATTTTTGATGAATTACACACACAACCTAATAGAGATTTATGGGATACTTTAACAACCTCAACAGGATCAAGAAGGCAACCATTATGTATTGCTATAACAACAGCAGGATATGATAAAAATTCTATTTGTCATGAGGTATATAATTATTCTAAACAAGTTCAAAACGAACTAATAGAAGATTCAAGTTTCTACTCTGCAATTTATGAAGCTGATATTGATGATGATATTACTGATGAAGAGGTATGGAAAAAAGCCAATCCAAATTATGGAATAAGTTTAAGAAAAGAATATATGAAAAGAGAATCTCAAAGAGCTGTTGATGTTCCATCTTATCAAAATACTTTTAAAAGATTAATGCTTAATATCTGGACTGATTCTCAAACAGCTTGGATAGGTGCAAAGGAATGGGAACTTTGTGAAGGAGAAGTTGATTTGCAAAAATTAAAGAATAAAGAATGCTATCTCGGATTAGATCTTGCCAGCACGAGGGACATCTCGGCTCTGGTTTTATTATTTAAAGAAGATGAAAAGTTTATTATAGTTCCATACTTTTTTATTCCAGAAGAGAATGCAAAGAAAAGAAGTGAAAGAGATAAAGTAGATTATATAACTTGGATAAGAGATAACCATATTATTGCAACTTCTGGAGATGTTGCTGATTATAATTTTATAAAACAAAAGATTTTAGATTTAGGAAAAGAATATTTGATTCAATCAGTTTGTTATGATAGATGGAACGCTTCTCAATTAGTTATTGATTTACAAAATGAAGGAGTTCCAATGGAACCCTTCGGACAGGGATTTATTAGTTTAAGCGCCCCTTCAAAACAATTGGAGGCTTTAATTTTAGGCCAAGAAATTATTCATAATAACAATCCAGTTTTAAAATGGATGATTGCAAACACTGTAATGGAAGAGGATGCAGCAGGAAACATAAAACCATCAAAGAAAAAGAGTACAGAAAAAATAGATGGAGTGGTTGCTTTAGTTATGGCTCTTGGATGTTATATGACTGAGGGAGGTTACAATTCAATTTATGATGATAGAGGTTTGTTAATGTTATGATATATATTTATTCAGCAGATGGATTTGTTAGAGAGTTTTGGGATAAAGCCAAAGAACATAAGACTCTCAAAGGAGCTTATGAGGCAGTAGAAAAAGACCACATTGAACTATTCGGAAAACGTAAATATTCTGATTATAATTCTTTTAGAGTTTGTAGAGATAGAAAAATAAAGGAAACAATGTTACACAAAAAAAGAACAAAATAACAGTATAATTGCAAAAAATTATATAGTGGGAATACTGCAATCAATCCAAAACATCTTTTCGGGAACTCAGAAAAAAGAACAAAGAAGCATAAATTACAACTTGCCTTTCGGGCCTGCACAAACTGTTTCTCCTCAAACTGCTTTAACTTTTTCAGCTGTATGGGCTGCAATGAGATTACTTTCAGAGAGTATATCTACACTTCCAGTTGGAGTTTTTAGAAGAGAAAATAATGGAGATAATATTGAGGTAAATTCTGATCTTTCTTTTTTAGTTAAATATCAACCAAATACATATCAAAACAAAATTACTTTTTACGAAAAGATAATAATGGATATGTTATCAGATGGAAATTCTTATGTTCAAATTGTAAGAAATAGAAACGGAAGAGTTCTTGAATTGTTACCATTGAATTATGGAGATGTAGAAACTTACACTTTAGATAACAAATTATATTATTCAGATGATAAATCTGGGCAAACTCATGACTCTGAAAATATACTTCATTTTAAAATGATTACAGGACCAGATGGGATAACTGGACTTTCTCCAATTGAACAATGTAAAAATGCAATTGGATGGGGTATGGATGTGCAGACCTATTCAAGCACATTTTTTCGTAACGGTGGAAAATTGTCGGGGATATTGGAATCAGATAGAGCACTGTCAGAACAGGCCATAGATAGATTAAGGAATAGCTTTAATAAAAATTATGGAACTTTAAATGGTAGTAACCAAACGGCAGTATTAGAGGAGGGATTGAAATACAAAAGTATTTCAGTAACCCCCGACCAAGCTCAGTTTTTAGCATCAAGACAATTCTCAATTCAGGAAGTAGCACGTATTTTTGGACTTCCTCCACATTTATTAAAAGATTTATCAGCAAGTTCTTTCAATAATATAGAAATGCAATCTCAAGAATTTGTTTCTTATTCTTTAATGCCTTATATATCAAAGATAGAATTGGAAATGAGTTTAAAATTATTTAGAAGAAATAATATTGGAAGAGAATACATTAAATTTAATGTAAACGGATTACTTAGAGGAAACGTAAAAGATAGAGCAGATTATTATAAAACTGCAATTACAAACGGATGGATGTCAATTAATGAAGTAAGACAAAAAGAAGATTTAAACAAAATAGATTCTGGAGATGAAAATTATCTTCAAATGAATATGACTACCATTAATAAAATAGGACAAGACGAAGATGCCAGCTGAAGAATGTAATAACGGAAAATGGAAGTGGGGAGCAACTGGAGCTTGTAAATATGATACAAAGCTAGAAGCTGAAAAAGACAATGAAGATTATTACAGAGATCAAGTTGGAACAATTATTAGTGATGGAATAGAATTACCAGTATTTGATACAATTGAGGAAGCAGAAAAAGAAGCTGAAAAATTAGGAGGAACAGGTTATCATGAACATACAATAGATGGAAAAGTGTATTACATGCCATTTAATACTCATGAGGAAGCAAAAGAAGCATTAGCAAAAGAAGATAAAAAAAGAGTTTGGGATAAAAAATTTAATAACATAACTATGGAAAAAAGATTATTTAACATTGAAAACAGATTTGAAACAAAAGAAGATGGCCAAGAAGTGGTTGTTGGATATGGAAGTATATTTAATAGTAGATCCGAAAATCTCGGAAATTTCTATGAATACATTTCTCCAACTGCTATTAGTCAAGAAACTATTGAAAAATCAGATGTACGTGCATTAATTAACCATGATCAGAATTTAATTCTTGCAAGAAGTACAACTGGAACTTTGGACTTGTCTGTTGATGAAAAAGGTTTAAGATATGAATTTTCTATTCCAGAAACTTCTTATGGAAAAGATCTTGCTATTAATATGAAAAATGGAAATATTACACAATCTTCATTTGCTTTTACTGTTGCTGAAGATGAATGGAGTACAGATGAAGAAGGTAATGATATTAGAACTATAACTTCTATAGATAGACTTTATGACGTATCTCCTGTAGTTTATGCAGCATATAGTCAAGCTGATTCTGATTTAATAGTAGCTCAAAGAGGTTTGGCAATGTATAAAGAAAAACAAGAAATAAAAGAGGAGGAAAACGATTTAGTAGCGCGTTCGTTGGCGAAACTAAAAATAGAATTAATAAAACGAACAAAATAATAATAATAAAAAATTTTTTAAAATGAAATCAAGTATTGAATTGAAAGAAATGAGAAATGATATTATTGATTCTTTAGAAGTAATCAAAGAAACTGCTACTGCAGAAGAAAGAGATTTAACTTCAGAGGAGAATAATGAAATGGATTCACTTCTTAAAAATGCAGATGAATTATCTGCAAAGATTGAAAGAGCTGAGAAAGTAGAAACTGAAATTAGAAATAATGTAAAGTTATCTGGAACTCCAGTTCAAAAAGTAAACACAGCAAAAGAAGCTAGAGAATGGAGTTTGTTTAAAGCTGTTAGAGAAGTTTCAAATGGTGGGCAATTAACTGGACTTGAGGCAGAGATGCATCAAGAAGCTGAAACTGAAGCAAGAAAAGGATTACAAGGAATTGGTATTCCTACAATGTTAAAAGAAGAAAGAGCTGCAATTGATCAAGGAACTTCTGCAATTGCTCCAACTGCTGTAGGTGCTTATGTTGATAGTTTACAAGCTTCTGGTCTTTACAATAGAGTAGGAATTAATGATTTAGGAACTGTTGCTGCTGATACTGTTCTTCCTATTGCTGGAGGTTCAACTGTAGCTTGGAACACTGAGAACGGTGCTTCTGCTGATGGTGGTGCTGATTTTGGAAAAGTAACATTATCTCCAAACAGATTAACTGGATATGCAGATTTATCTAATGTTATATTAGCTCAAAATGGACCTGCTGCTGAAGCTTCTGTAATGAGAGATATGGGAAGAAACATGGCAACTCAAATTGATGCTGCAATGTTTGGTTCTTCAAATGTAACAAACGCTCCTGGCTGTATTGTTGGAACTTCTGGAACTTTAACATTTACTGAAGCTACTTTCGGTTCTGGTTCTATTGCTTCTGATATGTTAGAAGCTATTCAAACAGTTGCTGACAATCATGGATTAGACGGGAACTTAGCTTTTGTTAACTCTTGGGAGCTTTATTCAGCTATTAAGAAAGAAGCTCAAGTTTCTTCAACTTATCCTTTATACGTAGATGACAGATTAGCTGGTTATCCAGGCTACTTCTCTTCTGCTCCTGCTTCTTCTGCTGGTGCATCTGGAGATGGTATGTTCGGAGATTTTGGTAGAGTTTATATGGCTCAATTCGGACCTTCAAACATAATTGTTGATCCTTATTCTGCAGCTGGAACTGGTGCTGTTAGATTGATAATGAACAACTATTTTGACTTTGGTGTAGCTTCTGGTGCATCTTTTGTTAAATATACTACATTAACAGCGTAGTTAAGTTTTTATAATAATTAAAAAAGGGGCTGGTTTTGAAGCCAGTCCTTTTTTTTTAAAACTAATTTAAAATGTATAGAAGTCTAAAAGAAGTTACTTTATCAACTACTCCATTATTTACAACTGCTGAAGCTAAGGATTTTCTTAAAGTTGATACTACGGCAGATGATACTTTAATTGATAATTTAATTAAAGCGGCAACTGAGTCTTGTCAAATTTATACTAATCAATATTTTTTAAATACTGTAGTAGAACAATATTCAGATAATTGGCTAGAAGTTTATACACTTTATAAAAGTCCAGTATCATCAATTACTCATATTAAGTATTATGATACTAATGATGCTGAACAAACTTTAGCATCTTCTAATTACATTTTAGATAATGTTTCAAAACCTGCAAGAATTGGTTTGGCAGTAGATGCTACTTTACCCGATTTAGCAGATAGAATAAACGCTGTTCATGTTAAATATACAGTTGGATATGGAACGGCTTCATCAGATGTGCCAGATGGAATAAAATCCGCTGTACTTATTACTTTGGCAAATTTTTATGAAAACCGTCAGAGCGTAATAACAGGAAGAACAGCAACTGAACTTCCTTTATCAAGTCAATATTTATTAGACCAGTATAAAATACAAGTATGTTAAGTATAGGACAGCTTGATAGACGTATTGAAGTAAAATCTCCAACTTATACAACAGATAGGTATGGAGCAGAAACAAAAGTTTATGCAACAGCTTATACTTTATGGGCTCATGCAGATTGGAAAGCAAGCAGAAGAAAAGAAGAATCTCAAGAACAAGTTCAAGGAACTGATTTAGTTTTTTATGTGAGAAATTTAGGAGTTACAATTTTAGGAACTTACAGAATAGTATATAATGAAAAAACTTATATTATACATGGGATTAAAGAAATAGATGGAAGAGAACAGTTTTTAGAAATAGAAACAAAATTAAAAGATAACAACTAATGGGAGTAACTGTTGAAGCTCAAGGATTAAAAGAGATTGGTCAAATGTTCAATCAGCTTCCTAATAGAGTTAAAAAAGATTTGGTTTGGGGAAGATTTTGGAAAAAGGTTACTGTTCCATTGTTAGATGCTGCAATTGCAGAAGCTCCAGTTGCAAAAAAAGATGTTGTATATCCTCCAGACAATAAACTAAAAATTGCAAGAGGAACATTAAAAAAATCTCTACAATTTTACAGAACAAGAGCTTCAAAACAAAAAGGAGTTCATGGAGCGTACATAGGACCAAGAGTTAAGGGTAAATTTAAGAAAAATATGGGTGGTTACTATGGAGCTTGGGTTGAATATGGACACAGAAAAAGAGGAGGAGGAATGACAACTCCAAACGATTTTATGCAAAGAGCTTGGAATAAAAAACATGCAGTAGTTTTAGCAGATGGATTTTCAGAAGCGGAAAAAATATATATTAAAGCAGTACAAGCAGATTTAAGAAGAATGAAAAAATGGGGAAGAGCCGCATATTAAAATGGAAATAGGTAAAGCAATATATAAAATTTTACATGATAACATTGCAGTTGAGTCAATGGTAGGAACAAGGATTGCTCCAAATGTAATGAAACAAACATCTCCTTTTCCTTTTATTGTTTATGATGTTGCAACTGATACTCCAGAAGGACAAAAAGATTCTGTTGCTTTATTAGATACCGCAACTGTTATGGTTTCAGCTTATTGTAAAACTTATGCAGAAGCTTCAAAACTTGCAAATTATATAAGAACTGCATTAGATAGAGTTAATGGAGTTTATAACGCTGTAAACATCCAATCAATTGATTTTGATGGATATGATGATGTATTTGATGATATGTCGGGAAGTGATGGTATTTATAGAAAATCATTAAACTTTAATATTAGAATAATAAATTCTTTCAATAATATATACTCTACTAATTTTGATGGAGTTGATGATTATGTTGATATTGACTCAAGTGGATCTACAATAAACACATCTGTTGGAAGTTTCTCATTATGGGCAAAATTATCAACAATGGATAGCAGCGGTTATTTTATTAATTATAGAGTTGATGCTAATAATCAAATACAATTATTATATCATGCTGCATCAAATGAAGTAAGAATGACTTATAGGGCTGGAGGAACACCAAATTCAGCTGTTTTAACTGATGCAATAGAAAATGATGGGTTATGGCATCATATTTCAGGAACTTGGAATAGCTCAGGGAATGTTAAACTTTATTTAGACTCTACTCTAAAAGCTACTACTGCAATATCTGGAACTTTTACTGGAACTCCTGTTTATGCTTCTATCGGAAGTAGTGGAGTTTCATCTTCTTATTATGCTGGAAATATTGATGAAGTTACTTTATTTAATAAAGAATTAAGTTCAACAGAGGTAAACACTTTATACAATGATGGACTTCCATTTAATCCTGTTCCTTTAGCAAATTTGATTGGTTACTGGAAAATGGGAGATGGAGGAATAGTTGGAGATCCAATCGCAACTTATCCAACAATACCAGATGATAGCACAAATAATAATGATGGAACAATGACTAACATGACATCAACAGACTTCCAAGCTGATGTTCCAGAATAAAGATATGGAAAAAAAGTATGTTATAATAGAAAAAAGTTATGTTGATTCAGTTGATTTTCAAAAGGTAATTGAAACATCAGCAGCAACATTAAGATATAATTTAGATGGAACTAAAACAATAATTAAATTTATTGGAGAGGTGCCAGATTTTTTAAGTGGGGATAAAATATATTCTCATTCTGAAATAATAGAAATAATCAATAATCCAGATAATGGATGGATTGATACAAACGAATAAAAAAATGGCAGAAAAATATGATAAGTATTATAATTCAGTTTCTAAAACTTATGAATTTGAATTAAAAAAGGATTACAATAGAAACGGGAAAATATTAAATTCTGGAGTTAAAATTCCAACTACTCAAGAGGGTATAGATTGGTTTTTAGAAAATGGATATGGAGAACCAGAAAAAAAGAAAGTAAAAAAAGAAACGAAAACAAAAAAAGCTCAAGAAGAGCAAAAATAAAATAAATATTAATATTATAAAATAAAAAAAATGGCAAATGGAATTTTAAATGGGACGGATTTAAAGGTGTACATTACTCCATCAGGAGGATCTGCAACTTTAATAGCGTACGCAACAAACGCAACAATAAACATAAACCACAGCCCAAGAAGCACATCAAATAAAGAAGATGGTGGTTGGGAAAGTGCTATGGAAGGGTATCGAAACTGGGATGTTTCAGTTGATGCAATGTATGCTTGGTTAGATGCTTCTGGTAGTGCAATAGGAGGATTAACTTTAAGTGAATTGTTTGATACTATGATAAACACAAGAGTGACAACATCAGTTACTTTTGGTGTAACAACATCATCAACTGGTGATACTAAATATACTGGAGATGTATGGATGACTTCAGCTAGTCTTAGTGCACCAAATGAAGATTCAAGTACATTTAGCGCTTCTTTTCAAGGTACTGGAGCTTTAACACAAACTGTTGCTTCATAGTAATTAAATTTAGAGCCAGCCCTTGCGTTTTCTTTTCTGAGTGCGGGGGTTGGTTTCTTTTAATATCAGAAAAGACAAAAAACTTAGAAAAATGAAATATGAAATTTTAGAAATTGGAGAACACAAAATGGCAGTTAGATTTGGCTTTAACGCTTTAAGAAAATATAGTTTAATGACTGGAGCAACAATGAATGATTTAAACAAATTAGCATCAGGACAATTAACCTTCAACGATGCTTTCAGTTTAATTTATTGTGGAATAGAAGATGGTTACAGAGCATCAAAACAACCATTTAATTATTCTTTAGATGATATAACTGATATGTTTGATGGTAATATGGATTGTATGGAAAAGGCTTTTGAGATACTTGCAAGAGCAATGGGAGAAGGTAACGAAAAAAAGTCGAAGGCCAAGAGAGTGAAGAAGAGCTAACTTGGCCAAAACTGGAACAGATAGCATTCGGGCAATTAGGAATGAGTGTTGATGATTTTTATGATATGTTACCAAGAGAGTTCTGGAACAAAATGCAGGGGTTTCATGAGTTAGAAAATATGAGGCAAAGAAGTGATTGGGAACGTACAAGATGGAGCACCTGTTTATTATTAAACATTCAGCTTCCTAAAAATAAAAGTATCAAACCAACTGACTTAATTCAGTTTGAGTGGGAAAAAGAAGCATCAAAAATAGATTTTAAAGAATTAAAAAGAAAAGCAGAGTATTTTAAAAAATTAGAAGAACATGGCAAGTAAAGCAATAGGATTTTTAAATTTCAAATTTTCAGCTGATTTAACAGCTTTTGAAAGAGCAATGAAAAAGGCTCAAAAGAACTTAAAGAAGTTTGGGAAAAATCTTAAAAAGACTGGACAATCTTTAACAACTAATCTTACTCTTCCTATTTTAGGACTTGGAGCTGCATCATTAAAGTTTGCATCGGATTTACAAGAAACCGATTCTAAATTTAAACAGGTATTTGTTAGTATTCAAAAAGAAGCTGAAGATACTGCAAAAGTTTTTCAAGAATCTTTTGGACTTTCAGAGCTTGCTGCAAAACAACTTTTATCTGATACTGGAGATTTATTAGTTGGATTTGGATTTACTGAAAAAGCTGCGTTAAATTTATCACAACGGGTAAATGAACTGGCTGTTGATTTGGCCTCATTTACTAATTTTGAAGGAGGTGCAGAGGGAGCCTCTAAAGCTTTAACTAAAGCATTAGTTGGAGAAACTGAGTCTGCCAAATCTTTGGGGATTGTAATACGTCAAAATACAAAAGAATATAAAGAAAGAACTGCAGCTATAATGAAAGAGCAGGGGGTTTCTATTCTACAAGCTAAAGCAATAAATAATTTAGAAATTGCAACATCTCAAAGCTCAAAAGCTATTGGAGATTTTGCAAGAACTTCAGGAGATTTTGCAAATCAATTGAGAATACTAAAAGGAGATTTGGTTGATTTGGCAGCAGAATTAGGAACAAGATTGATTCCTATAGCTCAAAAAGTTATAGAATTTATAACAGGTTTAGTTTTGGAATTTAGTGATTTATCAGAATCACAAAAAGACAACATTGTATTTTGGGGATTACTTTTGGCTGCAATAGGGCCAGTTTTAATTATTTTGGGAACTTTATCAATAGCACTGGCTGCAATAGCTACTCCAATAGGAATTGTAACTGCGGCTATAGTAGCTTTAACATCTGCTATTATTTATTTAAAAACAAGTACCTCAAATATAGCTATAGCCATTAAAAATGAGTTTAAATCAATGGCTAATGCTATAATAATGCAAATCAACAATATCATAATAGCTTTTAACAAAGTAAGTGATTTTGTAAATGCAAATCCCATTGCTACAATAAGTTATTTTGAACTTGAAGAAAAATCATCTGGATCTGGATCATCAACTTCAGTTAGTTTTAGAAAAAGATGGCAAGAAATGAAAAAAACTGGAGAACTTGCACTCAAACAAGCAAAAATACAATTAGAATTAAATAAATCAGTAAAGAGTTCGACCAAAGGCTTGATTACTGAAACTAAAATGTATTCTGAAGCTCTTGAAACAGTTAGCACTGATTATTTACATATGGCTTCCAGTGCTGAAGATCAATTCAAAGGAATGTTATTTTGGACTCAAGAATTAACAGAAGCTCAAAAAGCTCACAATGCAACAGTAGTTTTACTTGAAGACATAATGTTTAGTGCTGCTATGAGTGCGGCTAATAGTCAAGAAGAGTTTTTTAAATCATTTATTGAAAACATAAAGCAAGCTATAAAACAACTACTTATTCAATTAGCAGTTCTTACTGTAATATCTCTGTTATTAGGGGGGTCAGCAATGACTATTGGAAAAGCTTTTTCAACTGCAAAGGGAAAGGTTTTGGGGCTTGAGGGGTTTGCAGATGGAGGATTAGTGTATGGACCTACAACAGCTCTTATAGGGGAGGGAGTTGGAACGACCGCTTCAAACCCTGAGGTAGTTGCGCCGCTTGATAAACTCAAGCAATACATGGGAGGAGGTAATCAAAATATAATTGTAGAGGGTGTATTAAAAGGAAATGATATATATTTGTCAAATAGAAATACATCAATAAACAGATTAAGAACATCATAATATGGCAAGAGCAGCTTACGGATTACAAATTTATAGAGTTATTCCTTTAGAGTCAGCTAATGGAACAACTTACACTGCTAGAATTTGGACTACTTACTCAGGAGGTTCATCTGAATATAAATTAGCTTCAAATGGATTAAAATTAGACTGGGAGTCAGCTGATGTTCAAGATAAAAATTCACCAATATTAGCATCCAAACTTACTCTTGATGTATTAGTTGAAAATTTAACTCAAGAAAACGAAGTAAATGGATTTAGTGAAAGAGCAGAAAGGGATGTTTGGGTTACGTTAAACGTAGGAAGTACAGGAAGTTTATTATGGTCAGGTTATTTAATACCTAATTTAGATATAAGAGAGGACGTTTCATATCCTTACGTTTCAACTTTAGTTTTTGTGGATGGGATTGCAAGTTTAAAAGAAACTCCATTTTTGAGAGAAACAAATAGTTCAACTGGAGCAACTCCAACTTTTCCTTATGTTAAAGCTGATACTTTTGCAAATGCTGGTTATAGAAGAATAATTGGATCTTCAACTGCTTGGATTACAGAGATTTTAAATGATACTGGAATGGTTTTAGAGTCGGATGAAGCAAGCGCTGGAGCTGGATTAGAAAATTATGTAATTCAAACTGCTGTTAATTGGTGGAATGAAGATATGGGTATAGGTCCACAATCTGCACAATGCCCTTTATCTCAAATAAAACTTAACATGAGTGATTTTTATAAATCCTCTGAAGATAATGAATATCAACCTCCTAACACTTACAGTGTTTTGTTAAGTATTTGCAGAGCTTTTAATATGAGATTTTTTTACTGGGAACATACTTTTCACTTTATTCAGGTTTCAGAATATAACACAAATGAACAAGGGGTAGCTCCATATACAACTCCAATAAACATTCCAACAAGAGAATTTTTTTACAATGGGGGTCTAAGAACAGATAGAAATTATTTTGGATCACAAAATTATTCTTTATATAATCAAGTAATTGAAACAGGAACATCTGCGGGAGGTTTACAAAAATTAGCAACAACTCAATATGAATCTTTACCTGCAATAAAAAGAACAAAAACTACATACGCTGAAATGGCTGGAGGTAACTTTTTTAATGGTTTTCCTTTATTTTTAACTCACAATACTGTTTCTGGATTACCTACTGCATGGCCAACAGACAACGCTTTACATCAATACACACAATTTTCTCAATCTGGTCAAGAGTACAATATCATAAGTATGACCGATGCTAATTTATTAGCTGGTTTTCTTTGCAGAATATTTTTATCGTTTACCAATACTTCTAATGCAGATTTATATTTTTGTAGCTTATGGACTATTAGAGCAAAACCATCAACATCAGCTTGGGGGGATTCTGATAATATGACTTTGTACAAATTTACATCTGGAGCTGCTTCTCAGTTAAAATGGATGACAAACGAGTTCCCATTACTTAACAACCAACAGTATGTTAGAAATACAAGAATAATTCCTGCGGGATGTAATGACCATTCTATTAATATGTTTGATAGTGCTACAGATAGTATAACTAATTTAACAGATAATTTAATTCCTACTGATGATGCTTTTGAAGGTAACTGGGATTTTCAATTCTATACATTTACAGAATATGATAATGACAGAACAAGGCCAATGAAAGCTTATGTACAAGGAAATTCAGCTTATTCTCATGGATTAATTTATAATAATAATTCTTTAAATGGAGGAACTAATTATGCAGGAACTGCTTTAGAGTGGGGATATACGCCAACTTTTTATGCTTTTGATTATGAAGATACAATAACAAATCTTCCAAACGGAAATTCTTATTTTGAATCAATGTTTGTCCCTGTTAAAACTGGAGGAATATCTTTTGGAAATAGTGGGCAAGAAGTAGAGGTTCAACAAAGTGGAAATAATTCTTATGAATATGATGTTGGAGTTACTATGTTTGGAGATGGTTCTGGAGCTGATACAAATTCAACTATGCAAGTCTACGATGGAGCAAACTGGGTATATGTTAATCCTTTAGGAAAATGGGCAAAAGGAATATATACATGGAATGGAAGTGTTTATGTTTGGAGTTCTTTAACTTATGATACTAAAATTCAAGTTTTGCTTGGAGAAGAAATTTTAAGCAATCAAAGTAAAACAATTTTAACTTTCAATGGAACAACAGCTTTATCTTCTGTAGATAAATATTTTTCAGGAAGTACGAAATTAAAATTTGTTAATCCATGCGCAAGAATAGAAGATTCAGATGGTAAAAAATATATGATGATGAGAAGTTCATTTAATTTAATAAACGATGAATGGAACGGCCAGTGGGTTCAAGTTTATTACAACGATCCAACAACTACTAATGGAACAAGAAATTGGAAAACTGGAGCTTTAGAGATAGGGATAAATTCATCTTCATTCAATACACCTTTTTTCAACCCTTCTGATCCAACAGGATCTGCATCATTCAATCCATAATATAAATAAGAACTATGATTACTACTAATACTTTTGTTCCATTTGTTAAAGCTGAAAATAATGAAAATAAGTTTTATCTTAGTCAATTAACAAGTGAATATGAAGAGGGAGTTACAATAAATGTTGACACTTCAATAAGTTGTAAAAAATTAAATATAGCTCTTAAAGCTGGAGATAAAATAACAATTAATGGAACTTCATTAACTATTTATGCAGACGCTGCAGTTGATGCAACTTCCTTTTTTGTACAAGCAATAACTTTAGAAACACCTTTAGAGCTATATTCCAACATTGCTATTGATGAAGATAACATGTTTGTACAATATCAAAGGAAAACAGAGGGAACAATAGGAGGGATGGCAGTTACGGCTAACTCTATGGGAGCTCTTCAATATGCAGATGGAGTTTATACTTTTCCTGCTGTAGATCCTAATTATGTGAAAATACTTCCAAGAGATTTTATGGTTAATGATGATGCAACTCCTGCCGATGCAACTCCTGCTGTTTTTGGAGATGGAACAAATACAGGGGTATCAGTTGAAGATACAACACAAGAACTAATTGCAACAGTAAACATTCCACATGGAACAACTGCAACTGAAGTTGCTGTTTGGGGTTCTAACACTACCAAATCAGTTGAGGTTTATGAGATGAATGTTAACGCAAACGGCAAAGGAAGTACAATTGGAACAGGAACAACAAATGGATCTGCTATAAATATAACAGATACAGCTTCAACATCATCTAATTATTTAATGATAAAAGTATTAGTTTCTTCAACAAACCATAGAGTTTGGGGAGGAAAAGTTACATTAACGCAAAATTAAAAACAAAAAAAATGAAAGATACAACACAAGTATTATTAGCAAATGGAGGAGCTTCTGCAACTATGCTAACTGAATGTAACAACATATTAACCTTTGTTTCATTAACATTGGCAATAGCCTTTACTATCTATAAATTCTATAAATTATCCAAGAAGTAAACAACATAAAGTTAATAACTTTCATTCAATCAATGTTTTATTATAATTTTTTTTATAATTTTACAAAATGAGATATTTTAAAATTTCTGAATTTGATTCTGGACTTCCAAATGAGAAGGGAACAGGAAAAAACATGAGTCCTGTATTTTTGGATTTTATTGATGAATTAAGATCAAGATGTAATTTTCCTTTTGTTGTAACCAGTGGATTTAGAACGGAAGCATATCAACAATCCTTAACTGATAGAGGTTATAAAACAGCAAAAAAAGGACAATCTCCACACTTAAAAGGATTGGCTGCTGATATTGCAATTTCAGACAGTGTAAAGAGAGCTTTATTTGTAGGCCATGCTTTACAGTTAGTTCATGAATTAGGATTACCATTTAGAGTTGGAATAGCTGGAAAAGGAAAAGGTAATTTCTGCCATATTGATATTGATGAAGAACGTACTAATCCAAGGCTCTGGATTTACTGAAAACAGCTAATAGAAAGGGCTGAAACACTTTCTTATAATTAAAATTTTACAAAATGAAAAATTGGTTACAAACAATAATTTTAAGGGGAATGGGTAATTCTCGTAAATTCTGGTATATGGTTATAGGGGTACTTACAACCATTTTCGCAGATACTTTTAATTTGAATCCTGAAGAAGTGAACAATATTCTAATGAGCGTTGGAGCTCTTATTCTTGGACAAGGATTTGCAGATATGAATAAAAAGAAGTAAATAAATGAAAAGCAAATATCTAAATTATAAGGATGAGATATTAGAGCTTTTTGACAATGGGAAAAATTATATTGAAATATCCAGTTTCCTTATAGATAAATATAAACTGGATGTTTCAGTAGATACACTTAGAAAAAAGATAAGAGAGGTTGTTCATTATTTAATTGCAGATAAAGATATTGTTGAGTACAATATTAGACTTGCAAAACAGAAACAAAAGTTCCAAGATTTAAACAGAATAGAAAGAAAATCATTTAGAGAGGGAACAAGACAAGAGAACGCTCTTGTAGAGTATAACACCGAAATCATAAAACTATTAAAAAGAGAGTCTTTAAAGACTAAACTGAGTAAAAAGAAACATAACACCGAAGCTGCAATAGTTGTTCAGATTGCAGATACTCATTTTAACGAACTTGTAGAACTTGAATCTAATAAATATGATTTTGATATTGCATCAAAAAGACTTCAAAAATACGCTTATAAAGTAAAAGAATATGTTAAATTCCATAAAGCAAATAAAGTATTAATTGCAATAACTGGAGATTTAATTAACTCAGATAGAAGATTGGATGAGAAACTCAGCATGGCGACAAATCGCGCAAAAAGTACATTTCTTGGAGTTCATTTATTAAAACATTTTATATTGGATATAAACGAAATTGCAGAGGTTCAGGTCTGTTGTGTTACTGGGAATGAATCAAGAGTTAATTTTGAACTTGGATGGGTTGATATGGTTGCTTCTGATAACTATGATTTTACAATATTTGAGATGTTGAGGTTATTACTTCCAGATATTAATTTCTTGAGGGGAGATGCTCTTGAGTTAGTAGTTGAAATAAATGGAAAAAATATGTTGGTAATACATGGACATCAATTAGGAAGAATGACCTCAAATGATACAGGAAAAGTAATAAGTAAATACAGTGCAAAAGGAGTTATAATTGATTTAATTATTTGTGGACACTTGCACGAGACCATGATTCGTGATAATATATGTCGTTCGGCCAGTCTTGTGGGGAGTAATGCGTACAGTGAAAACGCTTTAAATTTAAGTGGAACAGCCGCTCAGAACATCTATTGCTTTACAGATGATGGAAGGCACGATATAAGGATTGATTTACAAGAAACAAACGGATGGGATGGTTACGATATAAAAGAAGAGTTATTTGCTTATAATGCAAAAAGTGCACAAAAAACTCATAAAAAAGAAACAATATTCAAAATAATTATATAATATTGCTCCATATTTGTTAAATAGTTAGTTATTTAGTTGGAAAGGGAGTTGAATTTTAAAGGGGTTCAGCTCCTTTTTTTTATAGTTTACGTCAAAACTAACGAAAAATTGACGAAATGTTAGTAACTAAAACACACAAAAAACCAAAAAACTTTCATTTGCTAGGTTAAAAATAAATGTAAAAAAGTTTGTAGATGTTAAAAACTTACTTATATTTGTACCAAGTTTAACAAATAAAAAATAAAATGTATAAAATAACTCACAAGAAAACAGGATTCATTCATTACTTTAATTCAAAAGAAGCTGCAAATTTTGTTAATGCTAATGGATCAAAAAATTACAAGGTGGAAGAAGTTAGAACTTTAAACAAGTCAGAAATCTTTTACGCTTTTTTAACTTTAACTTTAATGGCAGTTTTTACTCTTTCCTTTATTTATTATGCAACCAATTAAAATGGAGGAAAAACTAAAACAAGCAAGATTTGCTCTAATGACTATGTTTGAAGTAATAGAAGAGGATATAGTTGAAATGAAGAGTAGAAAACAAAATAAAGTTCATGCTCGGATGTTTTACAATTATTATTTATGGAAAGTTTTTAAAGTTCCTCATAATGATATTAAAAAACATATTGATGGAATGCATCATGCAACCAGTATCTACTTAAAGAATAAATTAGAATTTGAAATGGAGAAATATGACTCTGTTGGAATGGAATGGAAAACATTTTTATTTTTTGCAGACTATAAAGAATGGAAACAATTAGATAGCATAAAAGATATGCAAACTAAATATATTATATAAATAAAAAAAACTATGAAAGGAATTTTAGCTACAGGAAACACCGAAACAAAAAGAGAAATAGTTCCATCTGGAACTCACATTGCAAGATGCTACTCAATGATTCATATTGGAACAGTTGAATGGGAATGGCAAGGAGAAACAAAATACTCAAATAAAATAAGAGTTAGTTTTGAACTTCCACACGAAATGAGAGATTTTGGAGGAGAGCAAAAGCCAATGGTAATAAGTAAAGAATATACTTTATCGTTACATGAAAAATCTAATTTAAGAAGAGATTTGGAGGGATGGAGAGGTAAGTCTTTTAATAATAAAGAATTAGCTCATTTTGATATAACAAACTTAATTAGTAAAGAATGTAATATATCTATTATCCATAAGACTTCAAAAAGTGGAAATGAATTTGCTCAAATAGGAAGTATATCAGGTATAACAAAAGGAACTGAGTGCCCTAAACAATTTAATGATTCATTCATATTTAACTATGAAGATAACTTTAATGAAGAATGGTTAGAATTACAGCCAGAATGGATTAAAGAACAGATAAAAAATACTGATGAATATAAAAATAAAATGAATCAGAAGAAATTCCAAGATACTCCAACTGATGATATGCCATTCTAATGAATCCAATATCTCAAGCTCTTGAAATAGTGAAAGAAATTACTGATAACGTATATTCTCAAAATAAACTTATAGAAGTAATGACTCATAATTTAACTATAAAAGAAATAGAATTGTTATTTAATAAATTAAAATTATGCTCAGAGGATTTGAAAAACTAACTGATGAACTAACTGATGATGAACTTAAAAAAGTTCCATCAATTGTTAAAGGTATTGGAAAACGTATTGGAAAAGAAAATGCAGTTACTTCCAAAATAATTTGCGACAAAATGAATCTGATTGGAGTTAGACTTAGAAAGATAATACACTTTATTAGAGTAAATAATTTACTTTATGGATTATGCTCAAACTCTAAAGGTTATTATGTTGCAAAAAACATTCAAGAACTTGAGGATAATAATAAAAGTTTACAACAAAGAATAACATCTCAAATTGAAATATTAAACGCTCTGGAAAAACAATCTGTTATGTTTGGAGGAACTGGAGAACAAACTGATTTTGAATGAATATAAAAAGAATCCAGAAAAGTAAAAACTATTCTATAATATCAAATGAGATATTAAGAAGAAAGAATTTAAGCTTAAAAGCAAAAGGTTTGATGAGTTTAATATTATCCCTGCCTGATTCTTGGGATTTAACTGTAAATGGATTAGTAGAGATTGTAAAAGAGTCTAAGAACACTGTTTACTCAATTCTAAAGGAATTAAATAAGTTTGGGTATGTAGAACGTAATAGAATAACAGATAACACGGGAAAAGTGATTAAATGGGAACTTCTTATTTATGAGAGTCCACTTACCAAAAAGCCACAACTTAAAAAACCAGATGTGGAAAACTGCACACAAATAAGTACTGATAATAAAATAAATACTAATTTAAATAAGATATATTGGATTGATGAAATTCAAGAGTTAAATTATCCAAAAGAAATGAAAGAAGATTTTATTGGATATTGGAGTGAAGAATCTAAAACGGGTAAAACAAGGCAATCCCTGCAAAAAACTTGGAATACTGAAAGAAGATTAAAAACATGGGCAAAGAATGACAAGAACTGGAATAAAACTAAAACATCAAAAATAGATGCTCAAATTGATTCTTATGTTGGAGCATTAAATTTATTAGAACAGAAATACAAAAATTAAATGAAAGAAAAAATGTATGATCCAATAGAGTGTGATTCATTTCAGATGCAGTTTGGATATGGTATGGCAGCAAGAAAAAACAATAGTAAGTATGTTCATAAAAGGAAATATTATTATAAAGATAAAAGAACAAAAGCTTATGGTGCTCAAAGACCTCATAAAGGAGAAATGGGAAAATATAAAACTAAATAATGAAAGAACTAACTAAAAAATGCATTGGACTAATATCAAACACCTTAGTTCAATTAGGACAAACAAAGTCAGATAAGGATATTCTTATTCTTGCTTCAACACTTGCAGAGGACTTGATAAGAGATTTTGGAAACATGAGTTGGAATGATGTGGAGGAGGCTTTCCGTTCAGGAATAAGAGGAGAACGTTTTGTAGTTAATGTTCAAACCTATTATATATGGTTAAGAGCTCAGAAGAAATTAATTGATGAAGATATTTGGAAAAAGAACAACCAAGTTACATATAGGCCAGATAAAAGATTAATATACAGGCCAAAGAAAGGAACAGGATTACTAACTATTAAAAAGCTATTATGATAAAAGGTTTATTCGGATCTTATAATGATCCAAGAGATGAAAAGGAGGAAGTAGAACATTGGTGTAAGAATTGTCAAATGGAAGAGGTTGAAGAGAGAGGTGAGGTATGTGATGAATGTTATGAAACTTATTATTGTACTTGTGGTAAGTATAAAAAGGTTGAGGGTTCTAATTTATGTAAAGCATGTTTATTATGAGAAAACCACACAAACACACAGAAATTCATTCTACTCTACATAGGTTTTTAAATGAGGAGGGATTCAGCAATGTAATGATATGTGATATATTACAAATATCAACTACTAACTCAGTTACTTTAAAAAAATATATGGAAGATCCAACACTATTAAAAGTTTATAATATTTATAATATTTGTGAATATACTGATGTTACTTTTGATTTTGTTATTTCTTTAATTGAAGATAATTAACAAAATGATGTTCACAACTTTTAAAACAAAAGAAACATATTTAAAAATTATTTATAAATTTGTAAAATGAGAAACGTCAAATCGCTTATAACAATATTAAACAATTTAATAACTGTTTTGTTACTAACTCCAATATTAATATTTGTTTATACAATTAAAATTATAATACAGACTCTTGAAAGCTTTTGGAAAAATAATTAAAGGAAAGATTATATTTGATGATAGGGCAAAATTCTTAAATGATGTTGCTAAATTTGATGATGATATTAAAATTGTTATTGAAGTAAGAGAGGCTAAAGATATTAGAACAAACGCTCAGAACAGATTATGGTGGAAATGGATTGAACTGATCGCTGATGAAACAGGAAACGAAAAACAAGAAATACATTCTATTTTGAAATATAAATTTTTATTAAAAGAAGAAATGATTGATGGAGAACTTCATCAAGGATTAAAGAGTACAACTACTCTAACAAAGGAAGAGTTCGCCAAATTAACTCAGGAAGTTTTTTATTGGGCAAATGATACATTAAACATTAATCTTCCTAATGAGTGAAGAAAGATTACAGAGCGAAGTTGTTAAGTATATTCAATTACAATATCCTAAAGTTAAGTATTGTGCAAGTTTGGGTGGTATAAGAACAAGTTTTAAACAAGCGGTAAAAGCAAAGAGAACAGGATATGTAAAGGGGTTCCCAGATTTATTTGTGTATGAAGCTAGGAACGGTTATCATGGATTAGCATTAGAGATTAAAACAATAAAAGGAAGAGCTACAAAGGAACAGAAAGAATGGATAGAAGCATTGAACGAAAGAGGTTATAAAGCTGAGATAGTAAAAGGATTACCAGCTATATTAGATTTAATAGATAGTTACTTGAATGAAAAAGATTAGCGACAAACAAAAGAAAGAGAAGAGAAAGCTATCTATTATTTATAATGAGATAGCAGAAGAGAGAGGTCATTATTGTACTGGATGCGGAAGAACAACTAACTTATCTCATTCTCATATAATACCAAGAAGTAGAAGAAAGGATTTGGTAACTGACAAAAGAAATATAACGTATCATTGTTTGAGTATTGGAGAACATAAAGGATGCCATGATATGTGGGAAACAAAAGAAAGAGTTAAACTATTAGATTACTGCAAGAACATGGAATATATATTAGAAGTAGATACTGAATATTATTTTTTAATAACTGATTAATGGCAAAGAAAAGAAAATTGAATAGTAAGAATCCTAAATGGAATAAGGATATAAAAGAAAAGGAATGGAGCAAAAGAATACTAATGAAAGAAGTAAGAGGAATAAAGGTTTACTTCTGTTGGGAATAAATATATGAATCTATTTACAATACAATGGGCTTCAACTAACTTGCCAAAGGATCATAGATATATAATCTTTAATGATGGTAAAACCTCAGCTATATTTAAAAGATACTTCTGGATTATATATATAAGAGTTACTAAGAAACATAAAACGAATATAGAACAAATAAACTTATTAACTAAATATAAAACTTTAATAAATGAAATATAATAACATAAAGAACATATTAAAGAAACAAATAAACAATGGAGTTAAAACATTCTGGACCTTTAACGAGGAAGAGAAAGAGTTTACTCAAATATATAAGAACTATACAAATCAATTAAAGATTTACACACCTCAACAATTATTAGATAAGTTATATGCCTACACTTCCTAAAGGTAAACAAAGGCCATGGATTCCAGTAAGGCCAAGTCATATGAGAGATGTGGACAACTCATCCTTTTATAACTCAAGACGTTGGCGTTCTATTAGTAAACACTTTAGAAAGAAAAATCCTTTATGTATTCAGTGTGAAAGAGATGGGAATGGACCAGTACCAGCTACAGTTTGCGACCATATAAAACCTATATCCCAATATGGAATGGGAGTTGCAACAGATATAAAGAACTTACAATCATTGTGTACTAAATGCCATAACTCCAAGTCAGGAAGAGAAAGTTCTGAGATGAGAAAGACTAAGGTATATGATAGAAAAAAATAAAAAAAATATTATGGGAGGGGGTATAAACATCTTAAATGGAAAGATTCTGTACAT